GGTGCTGGCACATATTCAAACTTCATTAAAAGGATGGCTGATAGGTTGTAAATCCAGCCTTTCATAAATATCTCTATGGTATTCTTTAATTACCAGAAGAACACATAATAATTCAAGGAGAAAAAAAAATGGCATTTCAAATCTCTCCAGGCGTAAATGTATCAGAAGTAGACTTAACCACAGTTGTACCTTCTATTCTTACTACTGCTGGTGCATTTGCTGGAACATTTAGTTGGGGTCCAGCTAACATTATAACACAAATTGATAGTGAAATTGGTCTCGTAAACACTTTCGGTCAGCCAGATTCTAATTCAGCAATATCTTTCTTTACTGCTGCAAACTATTTGGCATATGGAAACAATTTAAAAATTGTTCGAGCACTTGGTACTTTAGCTAAAAATTCAACCGATTCAGTTGCCATCAAAATTGCAAACAAAGATGTATATGAAGCAACTTATTTAAATCAGAATAATTCTGGTACATATGGTGCATTTGCAGCTCGATGTGCTGGTGCATTAGGAAATTCACTTACTGTTTCAACTTGTGACAATTCAACCGATTTTGCAACATGGACATATAAGAGTTATTTTCCAGGTGCTCCAGGGAATTCTGATTATGTTACTGCGGTAGGTGGTCAAGATGATGAACTTCACATTGTTGTTGTTGACCGTCTTGGTTTATTCTCTGCTTCAGCAAATACTGTATTAGAAACATATGCGTATGTATCTAAAGCAAGAGATGCATCTATTAATGGTGTTTCAAACTACTACAAACAAGTAGTTTTCAATAATTCAAAATATGTTTATGTGATGGATCCTCCTGATTATGCAGGTCAATCTGGTACATGGGGTGGACTTTCAACTACCAATTTTACTTCATTGAGTGGTGTGTCAACGGTAAATTTAGCTGGCGGTGTTGATGCAGCAATAGTAGCTGCAAATACAACTTCAGCATTTGGTCAATTTTTGAATAAAGATACAGTTGATGTATCTTTAATTATTACAGGCGATGCAAGTGCAACAGTTCAAAACTATGTAATTTCATCTATTGCAGCAACAAGAAAAGATTGTGTAGCTTTTGTTTCTCCACCATCTTCATCAGTTGTTAATCAATCTGGTTCAGAAGTAACAAACATTGCAACATGGTTGTCAAGTGTGGCAACAACATCAACATATGCAGTTGCTGACTCTGGTTGGAAATACCAATACGACAAATATAATAACGTTTATCGTTATATTCCATTGAACGGTGATGTTGCTGGTTTATGCGTCAACACAGATACCGTTAGAGACCCGTGGTATTCACCAGCAGGTTTCTCACGTGGACAAATTAAAAATGCAATTAAGTTGGCTTGGAACCCAAGCAAAACTGACCGTGATACAATCTATGCATCAGGCGTTAATCCAGTTGTTTCTTTCCCTGGACAAGGCATCGTCTTGTTTGGTGACAAAACATTAACAACAAGACCATCTGCATTTGATAGAATTAATGTACGTAGATTGTTTATTACACTAGAGAAGTCAATTGCAGAAGCTGCAAAGTTTTCTTTGTTTGAACAAAATGATGAATTTACAAGAGCACAATTTGTAGCAACTGTAACTCCTTTCTTACGTGATGTTAAAGGTCGCCGTGGTATTACAGATTTCAAAGTGGTTTGCGACACAACCAATAACTCATCAAATGTTATTGACTCAAATCAATTTGTTGGTGATATCTACATTAAGCCTTCTCGTTCTGTCAACTACATTCAGCTAAACTTTGTTGCTGTCGGAACAGGTGTTGATTTTAACACCATCGTTGGTGTCTAATAAATAAACAATAACAGGAGAAAAGAATGGCATTCAATGTAGCAGATTTTAGAGCACAAATGATTGGAGACGGTGCCCGTCCTAATCTATTTTCTGTGACTCTAACTTTTCCAAATATTGCACTCAACAGCGTTGCGTCTGGTCAAAAAGTAACATTTATGGCCAAGACTGCACAACTACCAGGTTCGACAATCGGAACTGTACCAGTATATTATTTCGGTCGTGAGATGAAATTTGCTGGTAACAGAACTTTTGCGGACTGGACATTAACAATCATCAATGATGAAGATTTTTCAATTAGAAATAGTCTTGAATCATGGATGAATGCTATCAACAGCCATGCAGGTAACGTGCGTAACGGAGCTGCAGCTGGTTCAAATGGTTATTCAGTTGATGCAACTGTCACACAATTTGGCAAAACAGGTAACACACTAAAGAAATACAACTTTGTTGGTTTATTCCCAATTGATTTGGCTCCAATCGATTTAGATTGGGGTTCAAATGACGCAATTGAAGAGTATCAAACAACGTTTGCATATCAATGGTGGCAAACAGACGATACAACTACCTGATTTTTACGGAGGGTTAATCACCCTCCTTTATGTTTTCTTGACTTTATAATTAATTTAAAAATATGGCTAATACAAATAAATTTTCACTTTTTGGTTTTACGATATCCCGTGAGAAAGATGAGTTGCAAAAAGCAACTCAGCAATCATTTTCGCCTCCGGCTACGGACGATGGCGCATTAACTATTACATCTGCCGCTTATTATGGCACATACGTTGACCTAGACGGTACCGCAAAGAATGAGGTAGAACTCATTTCTCGTTATCGTGAAATGGCAATGCAGCCAGAAATTGAATCTGCAATAGATGATATAGTTAATGAGGCTATAGTACAAGATGATGATGGTAAAATTACAGACATTATTTTAGATAATTTAAAAGCGCCAGATAAGATTAAAAAAGCAATCAAAGATGAGTTTCAGATTCTCTTGCGTTTGTTAAATTATCAAAACATGGCACAAGATGTTTTTCGTAGGTACTATGTTGATGGTAGGTTATATTATCATGCCATTATTGATAAAGAAAAACCTACAGAAGGTATTAAAGAACTAAGATATATCGATCCACGTAAACTACGTAAAGTACGTGAGATGAAGAAACAAAAAGATGAGCGCACCGGTGCAGATGTTATGCAAACGGTCAATGAATATTATATTTACAATGATAAAGTTGTAACTGGTGCATCATCTAATTTTGGTCCAGTTGGTATTCGTATTACAACAGATTCAATTGTTTCAATTGTTTCTGGTCTAATGGATTCACGTAGAGCAGTCGTTCTGAGTTATCTACATAAAGCTATCAAACCTCTCAATCAACTTAGGATGATTGAAGATGCAACGGTGATTTACCGAATTTCGAGAGCTCCAGAACGCCGCATCTTTTATATTGACGTAGGTAATCTACCAAAATTAAAAGCAGAGCAATATCTCCGTGATATTATGGTGAAATACAAGAACAAACTTGTATATGATTCGAATACAGGTGAAGTGCGTGATGACCGCAAACACATGTCTATGTTGGAAGACTTTTGGTTACCTCGCCGTGAAGGTGGTAAAGGTACTGAGATTACCACATTACCTGGCGGCCAGAACCTAGGTGAATTGGAAGACGTTAAGTATTTCCAAAAGAAATTGTATGGCGCATTGTCTGTACCAATTTCTAGATTAGAACCTAATCAGGGTTTTTCATTGGGTCGTACCTCTGAAATTACCCGTGACGAATTAAAGTTTTCTAAATTTGTGGATCGGTTACGTAACAAATTTACAGATATGTTTGACCAAGCATTGAGAATTCAATGTGTACTCAAAGGTATTTGTACAGCAGAAGAATGGGATATATTTAAAGAGAATATCCATTATGACTTCATTAAAGATAATAATTTTGCTGAACTGAAAGAAGCTGAATTGATGAATCAACGATTGAGTTTATTGGGTGCTGTTGATCCATATACTGGTCGTTATTTTTCACAAGCATGGATTCAACGCAATGTGTTGCGATTGACAGATGACCAAATTAAAGAAATGGAAACTGAGATAGATAAAGAGAAAGAAGAGGGATTAGGATTGCCTGTTGGTGTAATGAATGACGTTGCGCAACAACAAATGGCATCTAGTATACCTGCTCAACCTACTCATCCTGAAGATTTGAAGGCGCAAGCTGAAATGGAAACACAGAAACAAAAGTCAGCGGCAAAAAAAGAAGAAGTAAATACTTTCACTAGACTGAAACGTATACTATAAATAATTTAATTTGGAGAATAATATGTCAGAAACAACAAGAGCAATTGTAGATTATGCGGAAGATGGAAAAGCAACTGAAATGCGTGATGCTTTGTATTCTGCCATTCAAGATAAAGTTATGGCTCATATCGATAACCATAAACAACAATTAGCAAAAACTCTTTTCAATCAGTCACAGAATGCTGAAGTAGAAGATACCGCAGTTTAACAGGAAATAAAATGTCAAATTCATTTACATATCAGGTAATTAAAGATACCACAGAACATGCGGTTATTAAATTAACAGCATCATTTGATGGTACTGGTCAAGAATCAAACGTATCTAGAATTACTGCAAATTCTTTATATGGCGCATTAAACGCAAATGGTACTCCAGATTTATTATCCAATGGTGGTTCTGCATTATCATATTATGGTTTAGCTTTAAATCGTTTATGGTATGACTGTTCTGCTGGTGGCGATGTTACATTAATTTGGTCTACTGGATCAGATACAGCAAATCAAAGAACATTAATAGCCATGAACGGCAACGGTGAATTTGATGGTATGGGCAACTGGACAACTATTCCAAACAATGCCTATCCAAATGCAAATTGTAAAGGTGATATTGGTGTTATAACCCGTGGTATGGTTGCAAATGATTCTTATACAATGGTTGTTGAGGTGCGTAAAAATAATGCTCATTATCAACGTGGTCAGTTTAATGATCCTGCCGCATTCAATTACCCACCATATAATCTAAAACCATAACAGAAAGCCTATAATGAAACTCATTAAAGAAATTACCGAATCGGTAAATTACTTAATAGAAGAAAAAGACGGCAAGAAAGAACTTTTTATTGAAGGTACTTTTCTTGTCGCTGAGACAGTTAATAAAAACAAACGTATGTACAAAGAAGATGTTATGCGTACTGAGGTTAATCGTTATACAGAAGAATATATTAATAAAAACCGTGCCTTTGGTGAACTGGGTCATCCAGACACCCCATCCATTAATCTCGACCGTGTGTCTCACTTAATTGTGGGTTTACGCCAAGAAGGAAATGCTTGGATAGGCAAAGCTAAAATCCTTGAAACCCCTATGGGTAACATTGCGAGAAACCTTATCGAAGGTGGTGCTCAATTAGGAGTATCATCTAGAGGTATGGGTTCTCTTAAAATGGAAAACGGAATCAACGTTGTTCAAGGTGATTTTTGTCTAGCCACAGCGGCAGATATAGTAGCAGACCCTTCCGCACCTGGTGCTTTTGTACAAGGTATCATGGAAGGTAAAGAGTGGATGATGATAAATGGAAATTGGACTGAAGTTCAGTTGGCAGAAGCAAAGCAAGAAATTCGTCAAGCTTCTAAAAAACAGATTGAACAAGTCAGTTTAAAAATATTCGAAAATTTCATCAAAAAACTTTAATTATAAATATCCATTATATACAAGGAGATTCTCAAAATGGGAAATTTAAATCTAGCAGATGCCGCTAAAGCAGTTTTGACTGAAGGTGCCAAAGAAAACTTTCAATCTAACATTTCGTCTAAACAAGGCGGCAAAGACAAACCATCTAAATTACCTACATCGGTTGTAACAGGCCAAAAAGATGCAGGTGAAGTTGCAGGCGTTGTTGACAAATTGAGTGACCAAGGTGGAGACTACACCAAAGGTACACCAACAGCAACACCTCCAGGTGCTACACCACCAGTTGGTTCAGAACCAATGAAGAAGTTGTCTGGTCAACCAAGCGATTCAGGTTCAGGTACTACACCAGTACAAGAACCAGCAACAGACTATTCATCTATTCGTGACCGTGTGAAAGCCAAATTGGCCAAACAAACCATGCAGTCTAATCCAGGTGCTACATTCCAGTCTTACGGTGAAGAAACCGAAGAAAATGGTGAAGTAGTTGCTGAAGAAAAAGAAGAAGGTCATGAAGACGCTAAGCAAGACAAAGCCATGATTAAAAAAATGATGAAGAAAGAAAAAATGAAAGAGCAAATGGAACAAGACGTTGATGCTCTATTGTCTGGCGAAAATCTTTCTGAAGAATTCAAAGAAAAAGCCACTACAATTTTCGAAGCTGCTGTTATCGCACGGACACAAGCTGTTATGGAAGATATCGAACAGGCTTTATTCGAAGAATTTGAAGTTGCTATTGAAGAAATCAAAGAAGACTTGGCTACCAAGTTGGACGATTACATCAATTACATGGCCGAAGAATGGATCAAAGAAAACCAATTGGCCGTTGAAAAAGGTCTACGTGCTGAAATCGTGGAATCTTTCATTAATGGTATGAAAGACCTATTCGAAGCTCATTACATTGACATTCCAGAAGAAAAAGTGGACGTTGTTGAAGAGTTGACAACTAAAGTTCAAGAACTGGAATCTTCATTAAACGAACAGATTCAATCTGCCGTTGATATGAAAAAAGAATTAAACGAATCTAAAAAAACAGAGGCTATACATGCAGTATGTGAAGGCCTAACGCAGACTCAAGTAGAAAAAATGAAATCACTCGCAGAGGGTGTGGAGTTTACTACTGACGAAGAATTCGCAGACAAATTGGTAACATTGAGAGAATCATATTTCAATGAACCAGTTAATACATCTGGCAGTTCTGCATTGAACGAAGAAGTGATTATCGAAGATGACAAAAAACCTACGGGTTATGTTGACTCAGAAATCGCACAGTATGCTCAAACAATCTCTAAAACATTGGTTAAATAAATAAAATTTACCAATAAAAGATACTCATAAGGAGAACACTAATGTATCTAACCGAAGAATTACAAAAGAAATGGGATCCAGTTCTGAATCATCCAGAACTTGAAGCCATTAAAGATCCATACAAGAAAGCAGTTACTGCTCTTGTTTTGGAAAACCAACAACAAGCTATGCGTCAAGACGCACAGTCATTGAATGAGACTACTTATTCTGCAGCGCCTGCAAACGCTACAGGTGCTGGTATTCAAAACTATGACCCAATCTTGATTAGTTTGGTTCGCCGTGCTTTGCCTAATCTTATCGCTTATGACGTTGCTGGCGTTCAGCCAATGACTGGTCCTACCGGTTTGATTTTCGCAATGCGTGCTCGTTACAACACACCAGCTGGTACAGAATCGTTCTTCAACGAAGCTAATACGATTTTCTCAGGTGGTAATTCATCTGCAAACCCATACGGTTTTGTTGGTAACAACGCAACCGATATTAAGACCAACGCTGGTGCTGAAACAGGTAATCTGTATACAACTGGTATTCCAATCCCAACAGCTACTGCTGAAGGTTTGGGTGCTGATGATGCTACTGGTGTATTCAACCAAATGGCATTCTCAATTGAGAAAGTTACTGTAACTGCTCAATCACGTGCTCTGAAAGCCGAATACTCACTTGAGTTGGCACAAGACTTGAAGGCAATCCATGGTTTGGATGCTGAAACAGAATTGTCAAACATTCTGTCTACAGAAATCTTGGCTGAAATCAACCGTGAAGTTATTCGTACTATCTATACTTGTGCCGTTGCAGGTGCTCAGTATGGTGTTACAACTGCTGGTGCATTCGACTTGGACACCGACTCTAACGGTCGTTGGTCTGTTGAACGTTTCAAAGGTTTGATTTTCCAAATTGAACGTGATGCTAACGTAATCGCTAAGCAAACTCGTCGTGGTAAAGGTAACGTCCTTATCGTTTCTTCTGACGTAGCTTCTGCTATGGCAATGGCTGGTGTGTTATCTTACACTCCTGCTTTGTCTGCTGACCTACAAGTTGACGATACAGGCAATACATTTGCTGGTATGTTGCATGGTCGTATCAAGGTTTATATCGATCCTTATTTCGGTGGTTATACATCGAACCAAGAATTGGTTACAATCGGTTATAAGGGTTCTTCTCCTTATGACGCTGGTATCTTCTATTGCCCATATGTACCGTTGCAAATGGTTCGTGCAGTTGACCAGTATACATTCCAACCAAAAATTGGATTTAAGACTCGTTACGGCATGGTTGCAAACCCATTTGCTCGTGGTATTACAAAAGGCGATGGCCGTTTGGATGCACGTACAAACGTTTACTACCGCATCTTCCAAGTTAAAAACTTGATGTAAAAAAAGTCACCAAAGAGTGACATTTTAAAAGACCACCCACAAGGTGGTCTTTTTTTTGGCTCCTAAATAATGTATAAGGAGAAATTAATGCCTTTATTGAATAGAAATCCACAGAACACTAATCCATTACAGCCCACAAAATTCTTACTGACGTTCTCACGTATTCAGACGGTGCAGTATTTTTGCCAAGAAGTAAATCTTCCTGGTGTAACATTGGGTGAAGTCATTAGAGAGACTCCATTTTTGGATATGTATTCTCCTGGTACCAAATTAACATATGATCCGCTTGATATATCGTTTGTGATTGATGAAGAATTGGACTCATGGAAAAATATCTATGATTGGTTTACTTCCATTGCAAACCCCGATGGATTTGAAAAACGTACCTATAACAGAGAATTACAAAGAAGTGAATATTTTTCGGATGCTTTTTTAACAGTATTAAGTGCGCTGAATAATCCAATATTAAGAATTGAATTTACTAATGTATTTCCATTAACTTTAAGTGATATTCAGTTTGATACCAAAGCATCGGCCGATACTATCATTACTGCAAAGGCAACATTTAGGTATCAATCATATAGATACTTGACAACATAGTACTTTTATGTTATAATGTTTTTATTATGTAACTTATTGATTATATTAAAAAATTTATATGGAAACACTTGAACAAATATTAAAAATGTGGGAATCGGATGCCGTTATAGACCAAACGGAACCATCCAAAGAATTATTAAAGATACCTGTATATCACAGTAAGTACCTTTCTATTCTCACCAAACATAAAATTGCCTCTAAGAAGGCTCATTTTGATTACCTACGTATGCGTAAGGTTAAATGGGAATACTTTACAGGTAAAATGTCACAACAAGAATTAGAAGATTATGGTTGGGAACCATTCCAGTTTGCTCTCAAGTCTGACATAACCACATACCTAGAAGCGGATGCTGACCTTATTAAATTGCTTGAGAAGAAGGTTTACCATGAAGAAGTCACATCCGTGGTTGAATCAATTATGAATGAATTAAAACAAAGAACATGGCAACTGCGTGACTTCATTTCATGGGAGAAATTCATCGGTGGCCAATGATTTAGTTATTACTAAGAAAGATGAGGTCTTTGCCAAAGTGGCCTGTGAACGCCACATTGCAATGGAGTTATCTGAGTTCTTCACCTTCTTTGTACCAGGTTATCAGTTCGTTCCAGCCTATCGGAATCGAATATGGGACGGTAAGATACGATTGTTTGCTTTACAATCTGGTCAAATTTATCTTGGACTCATACCTTATCTCAAAGAATTCTGTGTTGAACGTGAATATACATATGAATTAGAAGAACTAACAGATGACTACTCTGTATATTTGGCAGAAAAATTTATCAAAACTTTAAATCTTCATTCAAACGGAGAACCAATTGAGGTAAGAGAACACCAATTAAATGCTTATGTTCACGCAATGCGTAATCGTAGATCATTATTATTGTCACCCACGGCATCAGGTAAATCATTAATCATATACCTTATTTGCCGGCAGTTATTAGATTATCAAAACCTTAAAGGTCTTATTATTGTTCCAACCACATCTTTGGTAGAACAATTATACGCAGACTTTGGTGACTATGCAAGTGAAAGTGGTTTTAAAAACTTTATGCATGTACATAGAATTTACCAAGGTAAAGAAAAGACCACAGATAAATCCATTACGATATCTACATGGCAATCATTATATCAGATGCCAAAAGAATATTTTGAACAGTTTGATTATATTATAGGTGACGAAGCACATCTATTCAAGGCACAGTCATTGACAACCATTATGACGGCTGCCAATAAAACAAAATACCGTATTGGTCTAACTGGTACTTTGGATGGAACCAAAACACATAAGTTAGTCTTGGAAGGTTTGTTTGGACCTGTTGAGAAGGTTATAACAACCAAAGAATTAATTGATAAGAAACAATTATCGGATTTTAATATTAAATGTTTAGTACTTAAACACTCAGATGAGATTTGTGCTGAAATGAAAAATGCAACTTATGTGGATGAGATTCAATATCTAATTGCTAATGAGTCAAGAAACAGATTCATTCGTAATCTCACTATATCATTAAAGACCAATACATTGGTATTGTATCAGATGGTTGATAAACACGGTAAGATTCTTTTTGATATGATTAAAGAAAAAGCTGGAGAACGTAAAGTATTCTTTGTTCATGGCGGTACCGATACCGAAACAAGAGAAGAAATTCGTGGAATAATGGAGAAAGAAAATGATGCAATTGTTGTGGCTAGTTTTGGTACTTTTTCTACTGGAATTAACATACGTAATTTGCACAATATTATATTTGCGTCTCCGTCAAAGTCAAGAGTTCGAAATCTTCAATCGATTGGACGTGGCCTTAGACAATCAGAAGGCAAAGAAATGGCGACACTCTATGACATTGCAGATGACCTCAGATACAAAAAACATATGAATTTTACACTTCAACATTTTGTGGAACGAGTGAAGATATATAATGAAGAGCAGTTCTCATTTAAGATTTACAACATAGGACTTAAAGATGGAAAATAATATAAAAATTGTTCGTTTTAAAGATGGATTGGATGTTGTTTGTCATTTTAATTATACATCAGAAGATGAAACTATGATGGAGCTTGAAACACCAATGATGTTTGAGGTAAGAAACACCAATTTGGTAATGCAAAATTGGCTACCTTTATCTTTGATGAAAGTAAATACGGTTAAGATTAAAACGGAAGAGGTTCTTTGCTTGATTGAACCTTCCGATGAATTCGCTGAGTATTACCATGAAACAATAACTAAGATGAATAAGTTTAATGGTAAGAAACAAACCGAAGAAGAATCTCATCAGTTAATGGAAGCATTAGCTGAATTGGAGAATATAGATGAAGCTGACCTTCATTAATATATATCATAGGGGAACACCGAGGACTATAACACATGTCAAGCCCCTTGTCAACAACTTTTTATGGTACATTTGAATGAGTAAACAAAAACATTATATTAATAACGGAGATTTTCTAACAGCTTTGGTCGAATACAAGACAAAGAAAAAAGAAGCAATCGACAATAATTTACCTGAACCTCGTATACCGAACTACATAGGTGAATGCTTTATGAAGATTGCCGAAGGTCTATCACATAAGCCAAACTTTATTAACTACACTTACCGAGATGAAATGATTTCGGATGGTATTGAAAACTGTCTTATGTATTTTGCCAACTTTGATGAAACCAAATCAAAGAATCCATTTGCCTACTTTACTCAAATCATTTACTATGCCTTCCTTAGACGAATACAGAAAGAAAAGAAACAACTGTATGTGAAGTATAAAGCCACAGAACAGATGGGTATTCTAGATGAGTTTGAGATGATGGAATATGAAGATGGTACATCTAGACAGTTTGAATTGTACGATAACATATCAGAGTTTATTGAGACATATGAGGATGCCAAACAGGCAAAGAAAGACTCCAAAGCGGCAAAGAATCCAAAAGGTATTGAAAAATTTATAGAATAGTGTTATAATCTTGTTATGAATATGAAAATTGCTGTTATCACTGACCAACACTTTGGAGCTCGAAACGATTCGGTTCACTTCTTAGATTTCTATGAGAAATTCTACCATGAAACATTCTTTCCTAAAATCAAAGAAGAACAAATCAAATTTGTTTTGATTCTAGGTGATACGTTTGACCGTAGAAAGTATGTTAACTTCTATTCTCTCAAGCGTACCAAAGAGATGTTTTTTGACCCGTTACAAGA